ACCGCTGACACCAGCCCCCCCCCGCCTACCCCCGCCCCCACGCGCCCCGCCCCGCCCACGCCCGCGCCCACGCCCGCGGAGCCGGCGTTCTCCGCGCACCTGGCGGATGCGGCGGGCGAGATCCACGAGGCAGCCGGCGATGGCGGGTTCTTCACGGACCCGGTCGCGTTCGCTGTGGCATACACGACGCTCTGGCATGGGACGGCTGCCGACCACCGCCAAGCCCTGGGCGAGCACAACGCCGATGCGCTGTCCGAGGCATTCGGCGCATCGCAGCGCGCGCAGGAGATCCTGACCGCCCTGCATGCCAAGCAGGATCCGCAGGATCCCGCCGCGACCACGACGCAGCCGGGCAACGTGATGACTGCGGTGGTGGTGGCTACCACCAATGGCCGACCCGATTTGAAGGGCTACCTGGATGCGCTGCGGGCTGCCGCTGCCGCGCAGACCGCGGAGTCCTGGGAGGAATGGTCGGCGCTGCAGAGGCCCATCATCACCGGGCTGTCCCAGGTGACGCGCCGCGCAGCCGAGAAGATCGTCGCCGACCGCGCGACGGCGCTGGGTGCCGATAAGCCGGCGTCCCCTGCCGAGCCCGTGGCGCAGGGACCGACCACCGCTCCGACTGCGGATGAACCGGAAGGAGTCGCGCTGCTCACCGGTGAGCAGCTGCCGCCGGCGTCGTGGGGACGGCATGCGCAGTCCCTGATCGACGACATGGACGCGTGCAAGACCATGCACGACCTGAATGCGCTGGCGAACAACGCGGCCACTGGGGTGAAGCTGCGTCAGATCAAGGAGGCAGACCCCGACGAGCATGCGCGCGTGCTGGCCTACGCCGCCGCGCGACGCACGGCGCTGACCCCGAAGGCAGGAGGCTGACATGGCGAAGCGAGTCACGGCGGCGGCATTGGCTGCGCCGATTGGCGACGCGCCCGCGCCGCTGCCGGTCGAAATGGTCCCGGTCAAAGGGTTGGTGCGGCATCCCCGCAACGCGCGCCGCGTCCCCCCCGACGATGGCGAGACGGCCGCCCTGCGCGCATCGGTGCGCGAGGTCGGCGTGCTGATGCCGATCACGCTGGCGCCGATGGACGACGGCACCTGGGGCGTGCTGGCCGGCTGGCAACGCGTCAGCGCCGCGCAGGCAGTGCGCCCCGACCTCCTGGTGCCTGCCATACGGGTGGAAGCGCCGGCAGCCGACCTCGACCGGCTGTCCCTGATGGAGAACACGCTGCGCGCGGGGATGCACCCTCTCGACACCTGGCGCAGCGTCGACACGCTGATGGCGGGGGGCGCGTCCTTCAAGGCTGCCGCCGCCACGCTCGGGCTCGACGCGCGCGAGGCGCAGCAGATGCGCCTGCTGGCGGCCATCCATCCGAAGCTGCTGGAGGCCATGCAGGACGAGGAGGAAATCCCCGGCATGTGGATCCTGCGCGACATCGCGCGCGCCGACCACGACCGCCAGCTCGAGGCGATGAAAGCCGCGTGGCAGGGGAAGGGGAAAAGCCGCACGCTGCACTGGCAGACGCTGGCCGCGGGATGCCGGGTGACTCGGCTGCCGCGCGCATGGGCGGTGTTCGACGTCAAGACGGCAGGCGTCGACTTCGAGCGCGACTTCTTCGCGGAGCCGGGCAGCAACGACGAATGGACCACGGCAAACGTCGAGGGGTTCATGGCGGCGCAGCGCGCGGCGCTGGCAGCCCTGGTCGAGGGGCATGAGCACGCCGCCGTGCACGACTACCACCCCGGCTCCTGGGCGCCCGCGGTGCCCCGCGACTGGCTGTCGATTGGCCGGATGGACAAGGTGCCGAAGGAAGTGCCCCCGCTGCAGCCCGACCAGCGGTTCGTGGTGGCACTCAAGCCCACCGGCGAGCCTGGCGCGTGGATCTACCGCGTGCCCGAACAGCGCACGCAGGAGGCCGTCACGGGCGCGCGCAGCGACGTGCCGGAAGCGATCGCTCCGACGCGGCTGATCACCGATGCCGGGCTGCAGATGGCCGCCAGCATGAAGGCCACCGCGCTGCGCGAGGCCCTGGCTAACCTTCACGACTACCCACCGGTCGAGACGATCCCGATCCTGCTGCGCGCGCTGCTGGAATGCCTCGCCGCCACCAACGTCGTGCCGGGCGGCGCTGACAAGTTCGCGGCTGTCGAAGCCATCGCCGACGCCACGCCAGATGGCGGCGAGCCGGATCCCCTGCGGCTGGTGCGCATCGCCACTGACGCCATCGCCACGATGCTGATCTTCCCCGCGCCGAAAATCGCGTCCAGCGGTCCGATCGCCGACGAGATCGCGCATAGCCTGGATGCTGCGCGATTTCTGCCGCGCTGCGACACCCCCGACTTCCTGGCGCAATGCACCGGCGCGCTGCTCCGCGACGCGGCAGCACTGGTGGAGTTGAAGCCCGGCGAGAAGGTGCCGAAGGCCGTCAGCGCGCTGCGCGAGTGGCTGGTGGGTCGGCTGCCCGATTGGCGGCCGGTGGCGTTCGACGTGCAGGAGCGCGGCAATGCCTGAATGGAACGGCGAAACCATCGCCACGCTGCGGAAGCTGTGGGTCGAAGGACTGTCGATTCGGGAGATCGAAAAACGAACGGGATGGTCCAAAAACGCCATTGTCGGCAAGGCGCATCGACTCGACTTGCCTGCGCGTCCGTCCCCGATCAAGCGCGGCGAGCCCGGCGCGGAACCGAAGCCGCAGCCGCAGCCGCCGAAGCGAGCGGGGAAGTCCACTCTGCCGCCACTGCCACCGCTGCCGCCCGCGCCGCCGTCGCCAGCCCCACTGCCGCCACCCGTGCATCACCCCCCCCCACCCGCGCCCCACAACCCCGTGGCGACCCCGCCGCGCTGGCGCGGCCGCATCGAGGAATGTTGCTGGCCGATCGGAGAGCCTGGCAGCCGCGGATTCCGCTACTGCGACGCGCCGACCGAGCCTGGACGCCCCTACTGCAGCGAGCACTTCAACCTGTCGCGCTTGTCTCGCAAGACGCTCGAACGCGAGATCGTGCCGGTGCGCGAGGTCGAATCCTACGCGGGCCAGCATCGGGTGGTGGTGCCTCCCGCCACCGGGCTGTCGGGACTGGTGGCCGCGGTCAACAAGCACCGACGCGCCAAGGGGCTTGTCCCCTTCGCTGTGCGCCAGGGGGTGGGCTGATGGATGCGGCACAGAAGCGGCTGGCGCGCACGAAGCTCTGGCGCGACCAGCCGTGTCCGTACTGCGGCATCGGCATGTGGTGGCCCAGCAAGGATGCCACCCGCGACTCATCGCGCGAGGCCACGCTCGACCACATCGTGCCGCGGTCTTGGGGCGGCAGCCACGCCGTCGAGAACCTGCGGCTGTGCTGCAAGCTGTGCAACGCCGGGCGCGCGGTGACGGGCGACTGCCCGGCTGCTCTGGCCTGCGTGCGCGCAGTCATCGGGCGGCGACCGCTCGGCGTGATCGCGGAGATCTGGTGCGCATGGACCGGACGACGCACCAGGCGAGCAAAGCAGGCTGCACGACGACGCGAGAAGAAGAAGCGCCAGCGCGCAGCCGGATCGCTAACTCCACCATCACCAAGGGATTCGCAGCATGAGCGGACCATCGACTATCCCCACCATCACAATCTGGCAGCCGTGGGCCACCCTGATTGCGGAGGGTGCCAAGCGGTTTGAATTTCGATCGTGGTGTCCACCGGCTCGCTTGTGGAACACGCGCATCGGGATCCACGCTGGAGCGCGACCGACGCGCAAGGATGAATTGAAAGGCATGCTCCTGGCGCTGCAGCACGGCGAAGCGTCCTGGATGGCCATGCAGCCTGCGATCGCGATCCCGATCCTAGAGCGCGCATTGCAATCTCCAACGGTGCTGCCTCTGTCGTCTGTGGTCTGCACTGCGCTGATGGGCAAGCCGAAGGTCAACGCCGACCTGGCCGCGGCCCTGGGCGTGGATTTCGTCAACGACTCCGACCGCAATCAGCACAGCAATTGGGGCTGGCCGCTGTCGGACGTGCAGCGCCTCGAGCCGCCGGTGCCTGCCCGCGGGTCGCAGGGCTGGTGGAACTGGAACCCGGGAGCCTCCCATGGCTGAGCACAGCACCATCGAGTGGACCGACCACACCTTCAACCCGTGGGTGGGCTGCACCAAGATAAGTCCCGCTTGCGATCACTGCTACGCCGAGGGCTGGGCCAAGCGTACAGGGCAGGCACACCTCTGGACCGGCGATCGCCGCCGCACCAGCGAAGCCTATTGGCAGGGGCCGCACAAATGGAATGCGCGGGCCGAGCGCGAGGGACGGCGCTACCGCGTGTTCTGCGCCAGTCTCGCCGACGTGTTCGACAACCAGGTGCCGCCCGAATGGCGCGCCGACCTATTCGACCTGATCGCAGCGACGACGCATCTGGATTGGCTGCTGCTGACCAAACGTCCGCAGAACATCCTCAAGATGCTGCCTGATTGGTGGTGTGCTGGCAGTCACATGGGGCCGCCGTGGAACGTGTGGCTGGGCACGACGGTGGAGAACCAAGCGGAAGCCGACCGCCGCATCCCGCACCTGCTGTCGGTGCCGGCGAAGGTGCACTTCCTGTCGTGCGAGCCGCTGCTGGGGCCGGTGGACCTGGACTGCGTTCCTTGGCCTCCGGGCTGGGATCGGGGCGTGGATGACATCAGCGACGGCATCGACCCGCTTGGTTACATGCCAGGCCCTCGCATCGGCTGGGTCATCGCCGGCGGCGAGAGCGGCCCCAACGCGCGGCCGATGCACCCCGATTGGGCCAGGAGCCTGCGCGACCAGTGCGCGGCGGCTGGGGTGCCGTTCTTCATGAAGCAATGGGGGGAGTGGGCGCCGACTTCACCGCCGGAAGGACATTGGCACGGCAGGGCAGCGGAAGCCGATCCGAAGCGGTTCCTGTGGGCCGATGGTTCATGGAGCCGAGCCATCGGCAAGGCCCGCGCTGGCCGCCTGCTCGACGGCGTGGAGCACAACGGGATGCCGGGCCAATGAGCGCGCAGGCATATCCCCTGGCGTGGCCGCCCGGCTGGCCACGCACCCAGGTCCGCAGCAAAGGCGCATACCGCACCAGCATGGCCGGTGCGCTGAAGAACCTGCGCACTCAGCTGCGGCTGCTGTGCGGCGACAAGGCGGTGGGCACGCTGGTGCTGAGCAGCAACGTCAGCCTGGGGGTCGACAACCCCAAGGATCCTGGCGTCGTGGCGTACTTCACCTGGGACGGCGATGCCTTCGCTATACCCAACGACCGGTGGCTTCTGCCCGAGCACAACGTGCAGGCGATCGCGCTGACGATCGAGGCGATGCGCGCCATGGAGCGGCACGGCTCCAAGCACATGATCAAAGCCAGCTTCCGCGGGTTCACCGCCCTGCCAGCGGCGACGGCCGGCCAGCGGCACTGGCGGGAGGTGCTCGGATTGCCGCAGGGGTGGGTGCCCACGCGACGCCACCTGGAGGAAGTGCGACGCCAGCTTGCCCTGGCCAACCATCCCGACCGGGGCGGAAGCGAAGCCCGCATGTCCGAGATCAACGCGGCCTTCGACCAGGCCGTGAAGGAGCTCGGGCTGTGAGCCGCCGCAAGATCACCGACGAGCAGGTGGCCCAGGCGATCGCATGGCGCGAGGCGGGGCGGTCGGTGCAGTGGATCGCCAACCGCCTAGGCGCCGTGTCGAAGGGCGCGCTCTCCTGGCTGTTCCTGAAGGAAGGGGTCGAGAGCCCGCGCACCGCCGGCAAGGTGATGGAGTTGCGGGGCAAGAACGCGGCCGGCTCGGTGGTGCGACGCGGCGATCACGAGGTGCGCCGGTTCAGCGCGCAGGAGGATGCGGAGCTGCTGCGCCTGGCGCGCGAAGGGCTGGGCAACAGCGCGATCGGCCGCGCCCTGGTGCCGCGCCGCGCGCCGAACGTGGTCGCCGGGAGGCTGATGACCCTGGCGCGCCGCGACGCACGCCGCGAAGAGGCGCACACGCCATGACCGAGCGCCCCTGGGTCTTTGCTCCTGGCATGCAGTGCCCGGCCACAATGTGCCCGCTGGTGGCGCCCAACGGCTCGCCGTGGACCGGCGAATATGCCGGCGCCTGCCCTGGCCACGACGATCTCGATGCCGGGGGATGCCCGTGGTGGAGCGGTGGCTGCTCGACCGGCGGCGTGCAGGGCCAGGTGGAGGAAGCCGCGGCGGCTGGTGGCCGCGCGATGATCCTTGGCCCGAACCGCCCGCGCCGCGCCGGATTCGGCGAAGCCAAGACCTACGACTGCCCGCACGCCGAGGTGTGCCGCTGCAGGAGATCGCGGCGGCCGAGGGGCGCGCGCTCTGCCCGCCTCGCGATGCCCTGGCGCGCGGGATGGATCCGCGCGTGACCCTGTTCTGACCCGGGAAGGAGATCCCCATGAACGACACCACGCAGCAGCCCGAGGAATGGGCCAAGGTCGAGATCTTCGGCCACCGCCAACACGTCGGTCGCATCAGCGAGGTGGAGCGGTTCGGCACGAAGATGCTGCGCATCGACGAGCCCACGGCCGATCCCGATGTGTTCACCACGCACTTCTATGGCGGCGCCAGCGTGTTCTCGATCTTGCCCGTGACCGAGCAGGCCGCGCGCGAGTGGGTGGCACGGTACCGGTACGTGCCGCTGCCGCGCCCTGCCCTCAGCGTCGAGGGCGGCGATCTGGACGACGATCGGCCGTTCTGATGCCCGACAACCCCACCGGCCCGATCCGCCACTATGCGCCCGGCTACCGGCCGCCGCCGAGGGCTGGCAGCCGCAACCCACCGCAGGTGCAGAACCCGCCCTATCCCAACCGCAACGCCAAGAACCGGGCCAAGCGCGCGCGTCGCCGCGCGCGTCTCCTGGCCGCAGCACAGCAACAGGACCAGCAGCCATGACCGATCCCCACCCTTTGCTTCCAGCCGCGCTGGGCTGGCAGCCAGCCGCCACCGCGCCCGAGACTACGGAATGGGTGCAGCTGGGCTATCCGCCGGATCGCAGCAGAGAGCCCACCATCATCGTCGCGCACTTCGCCCAGGACATGTCCGGCGAGGAACAGCCGCCCTTCAGGGGGTGGTTCCGGGCCAACCTGGGCTACGGTGGGCGGGTCTATGGCTTCTCCGGGCTGCCGGCGGGCTGGGTGGCCTGGCGCCCGCTCTGGCCGATCGACCGCGTCACCGCGGAGGCCGCGCACCAGGCGCGCGTGGTCGACCTTCTGGAAGCGAACGACCGCGGCGTGCTGCAGCGTCGCAAATTGGCGGATCTTCTCGCCCAAGCCGTGGCGCATGTGTTCGACGAAGCCGAGCGCGGGCGGTTGGAGCACGAGGCGCGGATGGTGATGACCAGCGCTCCTCTCTGCACGCATGCCGACGCCATGCTTGATGCGGTTGCCGCGTACGAGGCGCATGCCAGCGGCTATCCGGTCGACAAAGCGTCTCTGCATTCCGCGATCATCGCTTTCATGGTCGCCAAGACCGTAGGGCGTCGCCATGAGTAAGCGCGGTCTGTGCCTGGCGCTGCCCTGGTGGCGCCGCTGGCTGGCCCGCTGGCTATGTCCTGAGCCATGCCGTCCTGGCTACCATTCCTGGGTTTGCGATCGCTGCGGGAGGACGTTCGATGACTGACGCCACATGTCCGCAGTGCGACGGCACAGGCACCCTGGCCGGTTTCGTCGACGGCTTTCGGCAGGGCCGACGCTATGGCGAATTCCGGCGGGACATTGTCTGCTTCACCTGCAACGGCTTGGGCAAGATCCCGCAGCACCAGTTCAACTGGATGGAGGAGGGGCGCGTCCACATGCAGCAGCGCAAGGAGCGCGGCGAGTCCATCTTCGCCGCGGCTGCTCGGCTCAACGTCTCGGTGGCCGACCTGTCGGCCATGGAGCACGGCCGCCAGAACCCCGCCAGGCTGCACAGGGACCAGGACGATGGCTGACCATATTGCTGACGCCGGCAAAATGGTGCCGCAGCGCGTGCAGCTGCGGCGCACCCCTGGCTGGCGGATGCCGCCCAACACCGTGAAGGTCGACCGCACCACGAAATGGGGCAACCCCTTCGTGCCCGGCAAGCCGGGCGGCGTCTACACCGCCATGGTGATGAATCGCCGGCACGCGTGGCAGCTGTTCCGCTCCGTCGCGCTCACCACACCGGCCATGCGGGAGGCTGCCCAGGAACTGCGCGGCAAGAACCTGGCGTGCTGGTGCCCGCTGCCCGGGCCGGGCTTCGACGACGAGTGCCACGCCGCGGTCTGGCTCGAGCTCGCCAACTCGACGCTGCGCTGTGACGCAGCCATCGCCCCATCATCTTTGCCGGCCTCCGATCTTGATGGGACTCCCACACGCCACCACACGAAAGAAACGCCCCATGCCTGACATTCCCCCCGCCAGCATGGCGGGATCCACCCGCACCATCGCGCGGCTGTTCCCGATCGGCCAGCGCGACGGCGCGCCGATGCTGGTCGCGGTGTGCGACGACGGCTCGATCTGGCAGCTGGACCAGCGCGGTGCATACAGGGAGTGGGAGCAGCTGCCGGGGATCCCCGGCGTGGGCGGGGCGGCTTAAGTGCCGCGGGTGATGCGCGGCGACTACACGGTGGGCGAAGGCAAGCACGCCAGCCGACCGCGCTCCGTCGAGCAAGCCTTGGCGCACGCGCAGGCCACGGCGCGTCGCCAAGGGTTCACAACGCGCGTGTTCCGCGCCAGCGACGGCGCTCATATCGCCAGCGTGCATCCAGACGGCAAAATCGACCTGACATGGGAAGGATCGATAGTCGCCTGACTGCGTCGTTTTCGACTGGATTGCTGCTGGCAGCGAAGCTATAAAACCCCTGCCACGGCAATTGTGCCGAGCAGGAGAGCAGCCCCGATGATCATCCTGACCTATCGCCAGCCGGTACGCCTCGCCGCCTGGGCCGATGACGCCTTCGCCGAGGTCTTCACCGTGCGCGGCTACGCCACGGTGCACGGCATGAACCCCGAGGACTACGAGACGATGGCACGCGCCAATGGCCATGTCCTGGCCGGCACCATCTACAGCGGCGGCGCCCTGGTCAGTGACCGCGCCACCGCCAAGCGCCTCCTGGATGCCCGTCGCGCAGCCGCTGCCGCCGCGGTCACCCTGGCGCCTGGGCAGGTGGTCGAGATCGACGGTCGCCCCTACGAGGTGCGAGTGCCGCAGGGCAACGACCGCCGCTACCCGGTGAACAGCGACCCGATCCACTTCAAGCCGGTCTGGAAGCTGGACCTCGAGGGGATCGACGACGCCCTGCGCGACGACGCCGATCGCCGCGCCATGGAGGCGCAGTGCTTCCCGAACAGCAGGGAGGGCTGAGCCATGGCGACGAAACGCGCAATCGCCAACCGGGGCCGCACGGACGGCATCTACTGCCACCGGTGCGGCGAACGCCTGGACGAGGCCAAGACCCGGTGGCTGGTGCTCTCCTGCGCCGATGGCCGGTTCTATGCCACCGACGCCGAGGCCGACGCCACCGGCTGCAACCAGGGCGGATTCGCCTTCGGCTCTGCGTGCGCCAAGCGGGAACTGGCCGAGACGAAGAAGGCGGAGGGCTGACCGATGGCCGACGCCCCCTCCCTACCCAGGCTGATCATGCGCACGGTGCCGGCGACTCCGGTCTGCCCGGAGTACCGCGCCCTCTGCGTCGACACCGGCGCGCGGCCACCGCCGCAGGTCGCCGAGATCGACGGCCGCCGGTGCTACCCGGTCTCCTGGGAGGCCATCTCGCGCCGGCAGCAGGGCCGCACCTCCTACACCGTGGTCTTCGTGCGCTGGCTCGACGACGGCACCGCCGGCCGGCTCACCAGCACCGAATGGGCGCGCAAGGCGAAGACGCCAAAGCCACTGCCGGGAGATCCGACATGAGCCCCCAGGCATACGCGCAGCCCCAGGCGCAGCCCACCGAGAAGTGCCGCCCGCCCGCCGACACGCCGGCGGGCGCGATCGCCTACCTCACCAACGGCGCCGTCGATATCCCCTACCGCTGGAGCGGCCGGCGCTGGATCTCGACCTACATCCAGGACCGATCGCACACCCCGTCCGCGCTGGCCCGCCGCGGTTGGTGGTTCGACCGGGTGGTTGCCACACCGTCCGCAGAAGGAACGCCGACATGAACCCGCGTGATGTGCCAGAGGAATGGGTGATCGCGTTTCGCGCAAAGCTGGAGGAACACGCCGGGCGGCTGGGCGGCCCTGGCAACCTTCACGAAGCGATCCGCCACGCCCTCGCCGACGTGCTCTCGTTGGCCGAGCCGGCGATCAGGTCGTGGGAGCGAGAGACCGTCGCCGTCCGGTTCAACATGGTGAAGGCGTTTACAACCGAGGCCAGCGACACAGCGTTCCTCACCAAAGCCGCGGCATTCGTCCGCACCGGGGTTTACGTCGCCGCTGAAAGGAGCGCGCCATGACCATCCACGTCGCGCACAGGGGTGACCTGGCGGGCCTCCGGCCGGTGAAGATCGACGGCAAGCTGGTGGGCTGGTGCCGACAGGTGGCGCGCCGCGATACCGCCGGCACGCAGGTGCGGTTCTACCTGCCCGGCGACACCGTCGCATACGCCACTTTCGAGACGGTGAAGGATCTCCGCGCTGCGCTGCCGCGCGTCCTGGCGGAAAATGCCTGACAGCGCCCGCCAGGCGCCCGTGTGGCGGCCTGGCAGGCGCGGGGCTATCAGCCCCCGACAGGGTCGCCCGGCGGCGCCACAGGCGCCCTGGGGCGCGCCACGGGCGCGGGTTCCGGTTCCGGTGCCGGCTCGCTGCGACGGACCGCGTTGCTGATCTCGATCCAGACCTCTTCGCCGGCAGCCAGCGCCGCGTCGATCTGCTCCAGCAGCCGGTCGTATGCCGGCTGGCTGTCCGTGACGCCCTGCGCGTTGTGGCCGAGCCCCGGCAGGATGCAGCCCTCGGTGTGCTTGTGCGTATTGCCAGGGTGGATGCGGATGCCCTCGAAGTCCTGCACGCCGACCAGCAGCGGCATGCGGACCGGCCGCCCCGCGATGCGCGTGAAGCGTGGCGACACGCTGACGATGATCCGGTAGCGGCCAGCGGGAATGGCAGTCTCGCCCGGCACCTTCACGCCCGGCTCGCGCACCACGTCCTCGCAGGTGTAGCAGTCGAAACGACCGTCGACGTGCAGCCGTCCGAGGGTCCATCCATTGGCGCTGGCTTCGCGGCGCAACGACAGCAGCATTGGTTCAGGCTCCTGCGATGGTCAGGGACAGCCCCGCGCCCAGCGCCATGCCGGAATAGAATTCGGCCAGCGCGGTCGGCATCGGGATCCAGCGGGGATAGGGGGTGTCGACGTGCTTCCAGAAGCCCATCCACCGGATGTCAGGGCACGCGATCGCTGCGGCCCACCACGCGGGCGCGCGCAGGGCGCCGGCCAGCACCAGCCACCAGGGACTCATGCCCAGCGCCCACGCGCAGAGCGCCAGGGCGCCGCAGGCGATCACCCCGTTGATGGCCAGCCCGATCGTGTCGATGACGTTCCTCGCCTCCATCACCGACTCGTTCTGGCCGTCTGGTTTCTTGAACCGGATGAAGGGGGGATGCCACAGGTAGCGGGGGAAGCCCCACGTGGTGCCGACGAAGGTTGCCACCGCGGCCGCAGGCACCACCCACCACGCCAGCTGCGGCGCCAGGCTCGCGCCCCACGCCAGCGCCGCCACGGATCCGGCCGCGATCGCCGACTGCACCGCGCGCGCCACCCCGGTGCCGATATCGACGCCGAGCCACTGGCTGAGCAGGCCGCCGGCGAAGCGCCGTCCGAATCCGTTCGCCAGCCCGACCGCCACCACGACAGCCGGGATCAGCATGTCAGCTGCGGTCATGGGCTGCGTTCCTCGCGTTCCTGTCGTCGACCACCGCGCCGCCGATGTATGCGCCGAGCATCGAGCCGGCCAGCGCGATCAGCGCCATGACCACCTGCACCGCCATGGCGTTGTCGCCGTGGCGCTCGACCATCCACACGACGCCAGCCGCGCAGCTGACCAGCGTGGCGTCGATGCGTCGCCGGCGACGCGTCCATGTGCCGGGCGGACTCGGTCCAGGATCATTTGCCATCGAAAAGCTCCTTCACATGGCGCAGGCGGTTGCGGCAGTCCTCGCCGGCCGCCGCCATGTCCACCACCCACAGGGCCAGCGACTGGTCATCAGCGGTCGGTGGAGGAGGCGGGGGCGCGGCCTGGCACGCCAGGAGCAGCGCCGGCACCACCTGGCGCACCATGACCGCCTGGGGATCCCCGCAAGCCGTCGAGAGCAGCAGCCATGGCAGGGGAAGCCACGCAGGCATTCGTGACCGGGACACGGATGATCCTCTCGCGGATGGTGGCGGCAGCCGCCAGCTGCTGCCGGTGCTCTTCTTCGACCTCGGCCAGGCGCGCCATGGCGAGGCGCTGGTCCTCAATGCGCTGGGCCGCAACCTGCGCGTCGAGCTTGGCCTGGTATTCGGCGCGGATGGCGGGGTCGTGCAGCAGCACCAGCCACGCCCAGAACGCCGCGCCCGCCACCGCCAGCACGCCGGCGCCCAGGGCGGGCGACAGCAGGGCGGGCGGGATCACCGGGGCGACTGCCGCGGCGGCGCGCCAGCCCCGCCCAGCGCCGCCCTGGGCGCGTTACCGGGGGCGCTGCAGCGCAAGGTCCACCTGCTTCTCGATCCGGTCGATCGCGCGAAGGATGGCGGTGACGTTCGTCTTGACCGTCGCCAGGTCGGTCTGCAGCTGGGTTTCGGTGCGCTGGTATTCCTTCGCCGCCTCCTTGATGCCGCGCACGTCCTCGCGCACCAGCACGATGTCGCGCTTGGCCAGCAGCAGCTCCTCGTTCACGCGGCCGGCCCACAGCAGGTGCGCAGGAATGCCCGTCAGCACCAGTGCCAGCAGGATCGGCACGCCGACGCGACTGGCCGCCGCCCAGAGCGCGCTCTTGGCGATATCCGTCGCTCGGTCGAGAACAACCTTGGGCATGCGCAACGTCATATCACCGTGCTCCCCTGGGGCCAACCATATGCAGACAGCCGCGTGCGATTTGCATGGCGGGCTAGATCGTGACGATCCAGGTGTACTGGAACGGCAGCTGCAGCGCGCCGCCATCGACGGCTGCCTTGAAGATCGGCGCGAATTCGAGCGGCACGTATGCCTCGTAGACCGTCTCGATCGCGTTGAATGGCTGCTCGTTGAAGCCGTGCAGGTTGAAGACGGCGCCCCCCGTCACCGTGCGCAGCCCCGAGAGGATGCGGATGTCGACCTGGCGGTCGGTTCCGAACCCGATGGAGATCTGGTAGGTTTCATCGATGCCGGGATCGGTGCCGTTCTCGCCCACCAGGAAGCGCATGATGCGGCGCTTCAGCCAGCGCACCGAGAACTGCCGCCCGTCGCCCTTGTAGAAATTCCAGGTCAGGATCCGCTTCAGGACGTCGTCCGTGGTGGCGTAGAATTCGGTCGGCTGCACGGTCCCGATGGCATTGAACGGCAGCGAGTTGAATTGGAGGGTGTTGTAGGGCCCCAGGTTCTTGTTGACGCCGCTCGGCAGGGTCGGCCGCGGCTGGCCGTAGAGCCCAAGCGCCACCCAATCCAGCAGCGCGCCGACGATCAGGTCGCCGGTGTAGACCGGCAGGTTGATCGCCCGGAACCAGTCCATCAGCTCGAGGCTGAGCGCATTGTATGCCTCGACGAATGCCTGCAGATCGTCGTCGTCGTTGTACTGGATGTAGAGGTAGCTCGGGATCGTGCCCGGCCGGTATGCCGGCCGCGTCCATGCCAGGTCGTAGAGGATCGGTGGCGCGCGCATGTAGCCGGTGCGCACGCCGACCTGAATGCCGGTCAGAGGCACCTCGGTGAGGTTGACGTTCGGGGTCAGCGTGCCAAGTCCGACGCCGACCTGGATTCCGGTCAGCTGCAGCGTCACGCTGGCCACTGGGGTCAGCACGCCCAGGCTCACCCCGACCGCGTTGCCAGTCAGGGCTGCGGTCACGTCCACGACTGGCGTCATCGTGCCCAGCTGCACGCCGACGTTGATGCCAGTCAGTTCTGGCGGGGGCGATGCCGCCAGCACCGTCCAGTTGCCCCCGTTGAGGAGGGGATAGGACGCGGTGCCAGCCGACTGCGCGCCGGCTGTGCCCCCGTTCAGAAGGGGGTATTGCTCGGCCATCTCAGCTCACGATGGCCATAGGATCGATGTAGACCGCGGTCGGCGTGCCCTGCGAATCCAGGTAGTGGACGTAGACCGCCATCCACCCTTCCTGCTCGGGCGTGACGGTCAGGGCCATGCTGAAGCGCCAGCCGGCGCGGAATGCCGCGGTGCCGTCCGCAATCGTGTCGCCGTCGACTGCCGTGGCGTAGCCCGCCGGCTCGCTGCCCGCGGTGGTGCCGCTGGTGGTGCAGAAGAAGAGGCGCCCGGGATTGGACGCGACCTGGAAATACTGCCCGGCAGTGTATGCGGTGGAATCCGCGCGCGCCGAGGCGGTGCCCGTCCAGTCCTGAGCGGCGGGCGTGACGGCGGTCGGCGACGCCGGCATGAGAGGACCGGGGCCCCCGCTGCTGACGAACAACCCAGGATCCACGGTCGCGCCGATGTATTGCACCTCGAGGAAGACGATCGCATTGGTCGGCAGCGCGGTCTTGTTGCCGATGCCATAGACCGTGACCACGCGGGATCCGCCGACCGTGGTGTTCCAGAAGAAGATCGGCGGCGTGATCGGGTGGTACTGCCAGGTCGGCGCACCGTTGGCGGTCGACGAGGCCGAGATCAGCCATGAGTAGGGATTGCCGCTCCCCGCCTCCGCGCCGCCTGCGCGATAGATCTGCACGTCGCTGGTGATGCCGCCATTCGCTGCCATGGCGCCGTAGACCGCATTCAGCACCAGGTTGCTGCCGGTGTCGTCGCTGCCGATCATCGCCAGGCGCTCGCTGCGCGCGCGCGTGCGCAGGTTGGTCGCCAGGACGGTGCTGGCGCCGAGCTTGCAGCCGCTGACCAGCACATCGCCAACGAAGGTGTTCGCGCCGGCCGACGTCTGCATGATGTTGCCGTTCAGCCCCGACAGGTCGACGCCAATCAGCGCCGCACGCATCGGCTGGTTGTCGATCAAGAGGTTGTTGGGCGACGTGCCCTGCACCGCGTTCGGCGTGTTCAGCCAGGTGAACGCGGAGCCGCCGGTGGTGATCGAGATGCCCTGGCCCGCTGCGCCGAAGGAGATGGGCGTGTTGATGAGGGTCAACTGCATCACGACCGAGGTGACGCCCAGCGAGATCCGCGACGCGGCCGCCGTGGTGCCGAGCGCGAGCGAGCAGTTTTCCATGGTCACGGAGCCAGATGCCGCGGTCGAGCCGATCACCAGGCTTGCGGCGCTGGCGCCGGTCCCGATGCTGAAGTCCACGCCGTAGAAGTAGCCGGTGCGGCTCAGCGCGACCTGCGTGTTGCCCGTCGTGGTCACCGCGGCACCGGTCGACACCGACGCTGCGGTCGGCGGCAGTGCGGATCCCGCGACCGTGACGCAGACGGTGTAGTTCAGCGAGTTCCAGGTGCGCGCGCTGGTCCAGGTTTCCGAGTGGTCATCCGCCACGAACACGTTGTCGATGCCGCTGGCGCTGCCGCGGCCGCCATTGCTCAGGATCAGATCCAGCGTGGCAGCCGGCGCCGTCCAGTTGCCCGCGCTCTGGTACGCTTCCTGGCCTGTGCATTCGGTCCAGACCACGGATCCGTCGTTGGTGGTGCCGTTCAGAGTCAGCGTCCATGCCGGCTCGCTGCCGCCGGATGTGCCGCCAGTCGAGCACCGGAAGCAGCGCTCGTTGCCGGCGGTCGGCGCGGCGAGCTGGCGCACGATCTGGCCCACCGAGTAGGCCGTGCTCGCCGCCCACTGCGCCACGGCCGCATAGCCGACGCTCGACACATACCAGTTGGCCATGGAGGCGCTCCTTCAGCCGCGGCAGCCGCGCTAGGTGACCTCGATCAGCGCAGTGCCCGCGGCATCCACCGGCATCGTCAGGGAGAAGTTGCCCGCGACGATCGTCTGCGTCCCGAAGGTGAACGAGCCGACCGTGTTCTTGCCCGCTGCCGTGTCGTTGTACATCAGGCAGCAGTCGAAGGGACCGATCGTCACCCCGGTCCATGCCAGCGAGGCGCTCGGCGTCACGATGGCCGACGTGCCGTCGATCGAGGGCGGGTTGGCAAAGGTGAACGTCTCGCCGCCGGCAGTGTAGCCAGCGCCGGTCACCTCGCCCGTGGCCGTGTATGCCGCCGTGCTCGGACCGATCGTCGCGCTGGTCAGATACAGCGAGCCCTTGAAGGTATCGGGGGTGGTGCCGGCGCGGATGACCGTGGTGCCGAAGGCCATCAAGCCGTTCAGCAGGTCGCGCTTGAAGGTGATTGCGGCACCCTGAGTGTTGGCCATGCGGCTCTCCTGTCGCTATGCCCGCGCGCTGGCATTGAGCACCAGGCGCGTCTTGATCTGCATCCGGCAGTCGCGGCGCACCAGCTCGCGCGTGGTGATGACCCGGTACTCGTCGTAGATCTCCACCGCGCGCGCGTCTTCCCTGCGCCCCTGGCTATGCGCCAGCGCCGAGCGCGGCATGTAGCCGTAGATGGTCCAGACGTGGCTGGGGGTGTCGGGGTGGCCGTTGTTGATCTGCATGGTCATGCTCCTGCCTGCGCCACGCGCACATTCCAGATCTGGATGAACGCCCTCTCGCCGACGCCCGGCGACTCGACCTGCATCTCGATCCGCAAATACACGGTGGAATTGGCAGTCACCCCGGCGAGGGAAAGCGTGAAGCTGAGGATTGTGATCGGCCCGATGAGGGGAACCATGTTGACGCTGGGCGGCGTCGCGGTGATGAAAATCGGATCTTCGGCGCCATAGTCCTGGGGCACCACCGATGCCGTCACGCCGAGCGTGCAGGAAGGCAGCGTCGTGTCGCTGTTGCACTCGGCTGCGATCTGGACGGTCAGAGAACCCGAGTCGATAACAGCCTGGGAGACCGGGATGACCCACGTAGCGATGCCCGACCAGTTCTCTGCGTTGCTGTTTTCCAGCAGCATACGGACGTCGCCGTTGCCGGTGTCCCACGACAACCCAGGTCGACCATCCCCCATCTCAGATGCGTTGATCGGCTCGCCATATTCCGCTAGCGACGCGCCCAAGTCCAGCATCATGTCCAGCACGCTGCTGCCGCCACTGCTCGGGCCGGGGAAGATCGGCATGGCTCAGCCCTCGATGATGGTGACGGTGACGTCCGACGGCGCGTTGAAGCTGATCGGGCCGCTCGGCACCACAGTGCCGCTCTCGTACGAGCCGCCCGCGGGGATGGTGTAGAGCCCCGGTTCTCCCGGCAGCGGATCCGTGTCGTCGCCCAGGAAGTTGAAGTAGACGATCACCGAGGTCTGCGCTTGGATGAACAGGTAGCGCCGGTTCGGGTTGGCCGGCACGACGTTGAACTGCGGCACGCCCGCCAGCAGGCTTGCGGTGTAGTCGGTCGGGTTGAAGCCGGTGTCGCCGGGCTGGTTGGCGATCCAGACCGGAATCGCGCCCCCGGCGTTCGACTGGTTGTTCGGGAACCCAGGCATCACGTGCTCCTTACGAGTAGAAGCTGATCAGCAGGAAGCCCTGCTGGCCGTCGCCGCCGTCGCGCGCGGTCACCTGGCTCTCGGTGTTCAGGCCACCGCTGCCGCCCGTGCCGTAGCCGGTGCCGGCCACGCCATCGGCGCTGGTGCCGGCCTCGCCGCCCCCGGTGCCGTAGGGGGTGTTCGCGCCGGTACCGGAGAAGCCGTTGGTGGGCGCCAGGCCGATGCCGACGCCGCCAGCGTCGCCAGCCGCGAGGAACAGCGCCGTGCCACCGCTCTGCGAGGCCAGCGCGCCTTGCGCGCCGCCGCCGATCGCGGCGGTGGGCGCGAAAGCCGCGCCCGCCGGCCCGCCCCCCCCCCCCCG